CTCCGAAGTACTACGCGCTGTTTGGTCCTGACTCAGGCAACCCGACGGAGTTGACCTTTATCCTTGGCCCGACGCCTAGTGCCAATCTGTCAACAGAATTGCACTACTTCTACTACCCGGTCAGTATTGTCACTGCCGGTACGTCTTGGTTGGGCGACAACTTTGAGTCCGTGCTGGTCAATGCGGTGCTGGTTGAAGCTGCTCGGTTCATGAAGCAAGAGCCTGACATCGTGGCCGAGACGGACAAGCAGTACGTGCAGTCCCTGACGCTGCTGAAGAACCTGGGTGATGGTAAAAATAGGATGGACGCATACCGTAACGGACAGTTGAGAACGCAGGTGATTTAATGGAAAAGCTGACACGGCAAGAGGCTAAAGAGCTTGGAACGCCTAAGTACTTTGGGTCCGTGTGCGGCAAACACCCTGAGTTAGAGGGGCTGCGTCGGGTATCCGGGGCGTGTGTGGCTTGCGCCAAAAATATGTTAAACGCAAACAGAGCCAAAAATAAAGAACGTACCGCCGTGCAAAGGCAAAAAGACTACAAAAAGCTAATTCAAAATGAAGCAAATGTAGAAAAGAAAAAGCTACGCGGCAAAGCCTATTACGAAAAAACAAAAGACCTGTTGTACGCAAAAACACAGGAATGGCTTACACAAAACCCAGAAAAGCGTAGTGTTTACGCGTGTCGGCATAGGCAAAAACACCCCGATGCTAAAAACGCTGACACCGCAAAGAGACGGGCTGATAAACTACAAAGAACACCGTGGTGGCTCTCAAAAGATGAGTTGTGGCTTATAAAAGAAGCATATACCCTTGCAAAACAGCGCACAAAAATGTTTGGCTTTATATGGCATGTTGACCATGTAGTTCCTTTGCGAGGGCAGAGTGTTTCTGGGTTACACGTACCTTGGAATTTGCAGGTGATCCCGGCAAAAGCCAATATCACAAAAGGTAATAAGGTTATTTAAGGAAACAACATGCCTATCTCTCAAGCAATGTGCTCCTCGTTTAAGCAGCAGCTTTTCCTGGGTGAACACGACCTTGACACTGACACTATCAAGATGGCGCTGTATATCTCTGCTGCCACGCTGGACGCCTCAACGACCGTCTACAGCACCTCTAACGAGGTGAGCAGTTCCGGGACCAATTACACCGCAGGTGGCAACACGCTGACTGGTGCGACGGTATCTCTGAGTGGCACGACGGCATTCGTAGATTTTGCGGACACCTCGTGGGCTAGCGCGGCCTTTACGGCCCGTGGTGCGCTGATCTACAACAGTAGCAAGAGCAACAAGGCTATTGCGGTGCTGGACTTTGGTTCAGACAAGACTTCGACCAGCGGCACATTCACGGTGCAGATGCCTGCCAATACTGCTTCTGATGCGTTGATCCGTATTGCGTAACCGGAGCCTTTTATGGCTGATAACGTAGGGTATACCCCAGGCGCTGGTGCGGTAATTGCTGCTGATGACATCGGCGGCGTTCTACATCAGCGCGTGAAAATTGGCGTTGGCGCGGACAACACGGCGGTTGATGTTTCTTCTGCCAACCCGATGCCGGTGGCAGATGCTGTTGCTGAGGAGTCTCGGCAGGACATTCTGCTTCTGCTTACGCGGATGCTGAACTACTTGAATAGCCCGATGGGTTATGACAAGAGTTTGCAGCGGCAGCGCGGTACGGTAACTGTTGAGTCTGGTACTGTCACCACTGTAAGCACGGTAACTACGGTAACTACGGTCAACACGGTCGCTGCTGTTACCTCTTTGAACAATATCGACACTTACAACGCTCGTATGACTGTGCTTGATACCAACCGCACGGCATGGGCACAGTGTGTACGCGCAAGGATTACTTAAATGGCAAACACATTCAAGAAAGTCATTGACACGTTGGTATGGCGGCAAGTTCCGCCTATGCCAAACGCACACGCTGCTGCGGTGGCGGTGTGTAGCGACCTGCGCAATGACATTTCTCGCAATCCGTTTGTCTACCAGTTGGTTTCGGCAGCAATCCTGAACCGCTACAACATCATCACCAAAGGCTCCGCGTTTGCGGTGAACCCTGGTCTTGGTGGTACGTTTGGTGCGGGTGCTGCATGTGCTTTTATACCTTCGTTTGGTCTTGTGGGCACGATTGCTGCGGGAGCAACGACAACCTCCGTAACGCTGACCACCGCACTGCCCACGGCTGTAGGTGTGAACATGCTCGCCAATCGGGGCGGTTCTGGAGAGTACGGCTACAAGCTGCGTATCATTGATAACGGCGTTGGCGGGTCGGGTAAGACGGCTGAGCGATACATCACAGGCAACACGGCAAGCACAACTCCCGTTATCACGGTGTTGTCGGCGTTTGGCTTTACGCCGGTCAGCGGTTCGCGCTACGAAATTGTTGCAGGCCGAGTGGCAATGTTGTCGGCAGGTACGCTTGCTGCAACTTCATGGCGGTCGTTTGAAGTTGCAACGAATACGCTTGCGTCAATGACGCAAACCAACCTTCCCGCAACCATCGGCACGGACTCAAGCCTGATGGTGCTGGATGAGCAGTATGTTCCTTTTAACAATTCTCCCGGCGACGGGATGATCAAGGGGGCGTACAACTACGACACAGGGGTTGTTTCTCGTTACGCTTTGACTGCCACAGCTACGGCAGCAGGCACGCTGACAGGCCAAGCAACACTGGGCGATGCCGTTGTTTTGGCGAACGAGTACCGGAATTTCCAGATCCGGGTCGTTGAAGACACAACGAACGTCACGGCGGTTGGGCAGCGGCGCATCATTGCTTCGCACACAGCAGGCCCGAGCCCTGTCTACACGCTTGGCACCAATTGGACGGTGACGCCTTCGGCAACGGCCAAGTACGTCATTGAGCTACCCAACCTGTGTCTGCTACGTTCGTCTGCAACCACCACGGTGTACACGTACAACTACACCGATGCGACCATCAACAACGGCACCAACAATATTGTTGCCAACGCTTGGAGCACAGCGTACTTCGGCGCGGCTACTGCTGCGAATGCTGCGGGTGGAATGTGGGCACCCTCATGGGGAATTGAACCGGATCAAAACAGGTACGGTCGGCAGTCGTTCTGCTACTTCTTCCGAGGCGGCGCGGCAACGCTGGATGTGCTGGACATTGCAGGAGCAATCGCGGGCACTTGGACTGCCGCGATAACCTATGACGGATCGCCCGGAGCGCTGCCCGCTACGGGGTCGGGTGGGTGTTACAGCCCGTTTGATAACGAAGGGCGCATGTTCTACATGAACCTGTATGTAGCATCGCAGATTAGTCAGATTTATCGGTTTGACGTAGAAAACCGAGTGCTGTCTGTGTTTACTCCAACAGACTTCTTGCAGTCAGGTGCTGCAGCACTGGGGAATCGAGTGGCTTGCTACTGCGCCATCGACGGCACGGACACTTACGACACGGTGTTTTTGCAGTCTCATCTTTCCACGGTCGCACAAGAATGTGTGGTGCTGGTATGAGCATTTCCGAACTAATCCAGCTTGTCAGTTACAAGCTGGCTGCGCTGAACTCTGCTCGTGCCTCCGCCGTTTCCGTGGGGGACTTATCTCAGGTGGTAGCACTTGACACGCAGATCTCGCAGACGCAACTGACGCTGGATCAGCTAAAGACACTGGAGTAATCCATGCTGCTTACCCTGCTCCAATCTGCGGGGGCAGGGCCTGTCGTTGTTTTAGCGACGGGGGTTCAAGCCACTGGACAGGTAGGAAACGTTGTTGCTACAGGCAACGCGCTTGTCCTTCTTACGGGCGTCCAGGCCACCGGGCAACTGGGGGCGGTAGAGGTTACAGGCGGCGCTGTTGTTGGCGTCACAGGCGTTCAAGCTACAGGCCAAGTCGGTACTGCCTCCGTCACCGGCACCGCGTTAGTTTCTGTCTCAGGTGTAAGTGCCACGGGCCAGATTGGCACTGTTGCAGCATCTGGCACTGCGGTTGTTGAAGTAGCCGGAGTTCAGACCACCGGGCAAGTTGGCGCAGTAACTGTAGCTATCGGTGCACTTGCTACACCCACTGGGGTTCAGGCGACCGGGCAAATCGGCACGGTTACTGCAACCGGCACGGCGTCGGTCACGGTTCTTGCAGCGGGAGTTCAAGTCACCGAGCAAATCGGGACAGTTGTAGTAGCGCTCGACGCGCTGGCAATTTTGTCGGGAGTCCAGGCTCAAGGCTTTGTCGGCACAGTCACGGTCGCGGGCAGCGCTACCATAGTTCCCACTGGCGTTCAAGCCCTTGGACTGGTAGGATACGTAAAAGCCTTTTCTCATGACTGGGCCCCTGTGCCCACACCGCAGGTTCCTGACTGGGGGGTGGTGAGTGACACGCAAACACCGGGATGGACCGCAGCGGGAACAAGTCAAACGCCGGGATGGGCGGTAGTGCCCGACACGCAAGCCCCTGCATGGGCGCAGACCTCTAACACCCAGTCTCCGAACTGGAACTAAATCATGCCTTCATATTCCACCAATCTTCGTTTGATTCAGCCTTCTGTTGGGGAATACCCTGGGAGTTGGGGCACTGAAGTCAACAACAGTTTGACTGCGCTAGTCGATAGAGCCATTGCGGGTACGGCAAACATCACGATGACAGCGGGCAACTACACGCTGAACAACGCTAACGGCGTGGATGACGACGGCAAGGCCATGTTCCTTGTATTGGGTGGAACGCCGGGGGCTGCGTATCAAGTCATTTGCCCAGCCATCAGTAAGCTGTACTTCGTGACCAACAGCACGGGGTTTGCTCAGACGGTCAAGACTGCTGCTGGTTCGGGCATCTCCGTCCCCAACGGGGCTTCCATGACGCTGCGGTGTGATGGCACCAATGTGGTTAACGCAATGGACCGCTTCCTGTTTACTTCGGGGTCTGCGGCGCTCCCGTCCATTGCGGTCAATGGCGACACCGATACGGGCATGTGGGCCCCTGCAGCCAACACGCTGGCGTGGAGCAATAACGGCGCAGAGACGATGCGTCTCGACGCGTCCGGCAGCCTCGGGATTGGGACGAGTTCGCCTGCACAAAGATTGGACGTCTCTGGGGCACAAAATTCTGTGCAGGCCCGGTTTGGAAATGTTGCGGGGCGTGGTCTGGAAATATCGACGGCTCTGATTGCTGGCACTAACGACGCTGGAAGCGTTTTGAACGCAAAAGGCGCTACTTCAGGGACACTAATTTTCCAGACTGACAGCACCGAGCGCATGCGCCTCGACGCCACCGGCAACCTCGGCTTGGGGGTGACGCCGAGTGCTCAGGGCGTTTATCGAACAATGCAGTTCGGCAACTACCTGACCATTGGTCAGCAAACAACTGGTACTTCACAGTCGTTCTTTGGCTGGAATGTACGTGGTAGCTCCACTGCAAACCAATATCTTTACAACGTAACCGCAGACAAGGCAGCGCTCTACGAAATAGTTTCCGATGCCTCTCACCGCTGGTCTGTCACAAACACATCCGGCACCGCAGGCAACGCGATCACTTTCACGGAAGCGATGAGGCTGGATGCTTCCGCCAACCTGCTGGTGGGCTTGGCAAGCCCCACGTTCGTCAGCACTCGGACTGAAATCCTTGCAGCAACAAACAACAACGCCTTGGGTGCCAAGACGACGCAGAACAACTATGCGCCGCTGATGGCATGGAACAGCGCAACCACGGGCGACAACCTGTTCCAGTATTTCTACACGGAAGGCACGCTCACGCTGCGGGGCTCCATCGACTACAACCGCGCTGGCGGGCTGGTCCGATACAACACCACCTCCGACTATCGCGCCAAGGACATCCTCGGGCCTGTTGCTGATCCCGGCGCAACCATCGACGCGCTGAAGGTCTACGAAGGCCGGATGAAGGGCGCAACGCAGTCCCGTCCGATGCTGGTGGCGCATGAGGCGCAGGAAGTTACCCCCTACGCGGTCAGCGGCGTCAAGGATGAGGTCAACGAGGACGGCACGCCGAAGTTCCAGCAGATCGATGTGTCCTCGCTGGTGCCGCTTCTGCTGGCCGAAATCCAAACGCTGCGCGCCCGCGTGGCTGCACTGGAGCAAGCATGACCAACACCCAACTCATCCTGGCCGCCCTGCGCTCGCGCACGGTGCAGTTCTCCATCGCCCTGGCGGTGCTGTCGCTGCTGCAAGGCTTCGTCCTTCAGCTTCCGATCCCCGCATGGGGCCACGCTATCGTGGGCAGTGTTGTCGCGGTGTGCATCGTGATCCTGCGGGCCATCACCACGCAGCCTCTGTCGGAGAAGTAAATGCTCCCCATCGTTGCATCCATCGTTTCAGGTCTGATCTCCAACGGCCTGCCAAAGATCGCTGACGCCGTTCTGGAAAAGGGTGTGGACTACGTTGAGCAAAAGCTCGGTGTGGCGCTCAAGCCTGAGGATGAGATGAAGCCCGAGGATGTCAAAGACCTTCGGGAGCGTGCCATGCAGCACGCTGAGTTCATGGCAGAACTTGACGCCAAGGACCGAGCCAGTGCACGGGATCGTGAGATTCAAATCTCCACCAACGACAAGGCCCCGCTGATCAACAAGATCGTGACCCCGGTGTTGGCTCTGGGCGTGGTGTCTTTGGCGTTTGCGCTTTTCGGTGTTCTGCTATTCATTGAGGTCAAGCCTGAGGCCAAGGACATCCTGATATACGTCTTGGGTGTTCTGTCTGCTGCAGTGACGCAGATCCTGTCCTACTACTTCGGCTCCAGCCAGGGCAGCAAGGACAAGAGTGAACTCCTCAAGGAGCAGAAGTGATCACTGAGCAGCATCTGGCCGCTGCAGGGGTGAAGAACCCCGGTGAGTGGCTTGCTGCCATCCAGTCAGCCTGCGCTGAGTTCCAGATCAACACGCCCAAACAGGTCGCTGCCTTCATTGCCCAGACTGCCCATGAGAGTGCTGGATACACCCGCCTGACGGAGAACCTGAACTACAGCGCCGAAGCATTGATGCGCGTCTGGCCCAAGCGCTTTCCCACCAAGACCGTTGCCGATGCCTTCGCCCGCAAGCCAGAACTGATCGCCAATCAGGTGTACTCAAGCCGCATGGGTAATGGTCCCGTGCAGAGCGGTGACGGATGGAAGTTCATCGGTAGAGGGCTTAAACAACTCACCGGCAAAGACAATTACACTCGCTGCGGCAACGCGCTTGGTTTCAATCTGGTCGAGAGCCCAGAGCTACTACTCCTGCATGTTGGCGCTGCGCGGTCTGCGGGTTGGTTCTGGAGCGTAAACGGCTGCGCTGCCTTGGCCGACGCGGGAGAGTTTGAGCAGTTGACCAAGCGGATCAACGGTGGTCTCATCGGGCTTGCAGATCGTAGGGCGCGGTACGCCCGGGTGCTGGCGATAGGAAACTGATATGCCGCTCAAAAAGCTACAACTCAAGCCCGGAGTCAACCGAGAAGGAACCCGTTATTCCACTGAAGGCGGTTGGTTTTCGTGCGACAAGATCCGCTTTCGTTCAGGGCAGCCTGAAAAGATTGGTGGCTGGGCGCAGGTTACGAACAGTCAGTTCCTTGGTATCTGCCGATCCTTGTGGACTTGGGCATCGCTTGGCGGAGCGAAATACATTGGGCTAGGTACAAACCTAAAGTACTACATTGCACTTGCTGGCGGCGGTATATACAACGATGTCACGCCAATTCGTTCGTCTGTAACCATCAACAACAATCCGTTTGCTTTAACGGCGTCACCAACGGTTACCGTTACTGATACAGCGCACGGCTGCATTACCGGAGATTTTGTTACGTTCAGTGGGGCAGTAGACATTGGTGGTCTCGGAACAAATGTGACTGCTGCGGTCTTGAACCAAGAGTACCAAGTCACGGTAATTGACGCTAACACGTACACCATCACGCTATCCGTAACGCCCAACGCTACAGCTATAGCCGGGTCACCGGGCGGCGGGGCAGCGGTTGTTGCGGCTTACCAGATCAATGTCGGTGACGAAATCCAGACCGTTCTTTCAGGTTGGGGAGGCGGCGGGTGGAGTGGCGGAAGCTGGAGTGTTGGCGCTGCAACAACCACAACCATCAGGATTTGGAACCACGACAATTTTGGTCAAGACCTGATTTACGGCCCCAAGGATGGGCCGATGTACTACTGGGATCAAACGGCTGGTTTGACCGTTCGCGGAGTTGCGTTGACTTCGCTTACCGGGGCTTCTGATGTTCCAGTGATTCAACACCTATTGTCAGTGTCAGACACCTCTCGGTTTGTCTTGGCGTTTGGGTGTAACGATTATGGAAGCTCAACACAAGACCCGATGCTGATCCGGTGGTCGGACCAAGAGAGCGCAGTGAACTGGACTCCTGCGGCGACGAACCAAGCGGGCAGTGTGAGACTGTCCCACGGCTCAAGAATTGAAGCTGTAGCGCAGGTTCGCCAAGAGTTCTTGGTCTGGACTGATACCGCCTTGTACTCCTTGCAGTACCTTGGCCCGCCGATTGTTTGGGGTACGCAGCTTCTTTCAGACAATACTTCCATCGTCAGCGACAGAGCCTGGGCCACTGCCGCAGGTGTCACTTACTGGATGGGTAACGGTAAGTTCTACCGCTACGACGGTCGGGTTGAAACGCTGGTCTGCGATCTAAGGCAGTATGTCTTCAGTGACTTTAACGTCAATCAGCCTGATCAAGTGTTTGCGTCTACCAACGAACAGTTCAACGAGATCTGGTGGTTTTACTGCTCTGCAAACTCTACGGTTGTAGACCGTTATGTGATCTACAACTACATTGAGAAGGGGTGGTACTACGGTAACCTGGGCCGCACTGCTTGGATTGACACCAGCATTTCTAGCGATGTGCCGATGGCGACGGACTACAACAGGCGTTTGCTCAACCAAGAAACGGGTATAGACGACAACGCCACGGCCACGACCCTGCCGATTGAAGCCTACATCACCTCTTCAGAGTTTGACATCGATGATGGTCACAACTTGGGCTTTGTCTGGCGGGTTATCCCTGACGTAAATTTCACGGGGTCTACGGCTGTTAGCCCGACGATGAATCTGACGCTGCTGCCTTTGCAGAACTCAGGCTCAGGGTATACCCGAGGAATCACGCCTGTTCCTTCTGTGACGTCTGATATGTCGGTAGCTGGAGAAAACTCCTTTCCGGTGGTGCGCAGTACGACGGTGCCAATTGATCAGTACACAGGGCAGGTAAACATCCGCGTGCGTGGTCGGCAGATGTCTATCAAGGCGGAATCCAGTCAGATCGGTGTGCAATGGCAGTTGGGTTCGCCACGTATCGACATCAAACCTGATGGGCGTAAATCATGACGATTTGGGCCACCATCATCAAGCGCTTCAAAGCGCCGCCACTGCCCAAGCCTACGCCGGATTACGACAAGGGGTATCTTGACAACCTCGTCAACATCCTTCGCCTGTACTTCAACCAACTAGACAACCTGCTGGAGCAGATCGTGACTACAACAGGAAGTGCAGTCCCTGTCTCTATTGGTGGGACCAACGTCGATGCTTTCGGGCGACTGCGTGTAAGCGCTCCTTACACAATATTTGACTCTCAAAACCGCTACGCTATTGACAATCAGTTTGACACGAGCACCGCCACTGGAGGCTCAACCACGTACCTGCCCAACGAATCATCGGTGCGGATGGATGTCACTACTTCTAGTGGCTCGGAGGTTGTAAGACAGACTTACAGGTGCATGCCGTACCAGCCGGGTAAGGGGTTGCTGCTGCTGGCTACATTCGTGATGAACACCGCTAAGACGGGGCTTCGCCAGCGGGTTGGGTACTTTGGAACCCAGAACGGCGTGTTCATTCAGCAAGCGGACAGCACTGTCTCGTTTGTTTTGAGGTCTTACATCTCAGGATCGGTCAGCGATGCGCGGACGGTCGACCAAGCGGATTGGAACGGCGACAAACTGGACGGGACGGGAGCCTCTGGATACACCCTGGATCTGACCAAAGCACAAATTTTGTGGATGGACTTTGAGTGGCTTGGGGTTGGATCTGTTCGATGTGGGTTCATCATTGACGGCAACTACATCGTCTGCCACACCTTTGAGAATGCAAACGACATCACTTCTGTGTACATGACCACGGCCATTCTGCCGATTAGGTATGAGATTACAAACACCGCAGCAACCGCAAGCGCTTCGTCCATGAAGCAAATTTGCTCCTCGGTGGTTTCAGAAGGCGGGTACGAGCAGACATCCATTGAGCACGTTGCCCGCAGGACAGCGACTAGAACTTCAATCAGCACAACATTTGTGCCGCTGGTGTCCATCCGGCTGGCTTCCACTGCGCTAAACGCAGTGGTACTGCCCGTAAAATTTAACGTGATGCCGACCTCGACGGGGGATGACTTTGAAGTCATTCTGGCAAAGAACAGCACGGGGCTGACCTCAGCCTCTTGGGCTGCGGTCTCAAGTGATGCCAACGTGGAGCAGGACACTTCTGCCACGGCCATGACGGTGGGCACCATCGTAGATATCCAGTACGTGAAGTCCACCAATCAGTCCAGCGGTACGATCAACCAGCCTGCGGCGTACAACTGGGATCTTCAGTTGGGTTCTTCCTTGACTGGTACGAGTGACATCTATACGCTGGGCATCCGGGTGCTGTCGGGCTCTGCCGGTGCGGCCATCGGGTCTTTGACCTTCTACGACTTGACGCAATGATCCGCAACTCCAACATCCGCAGCCTTGCTCCCGAGCAGGAGTACGAAGATCAGGGCACTGACTGGGGGTTCATTCAGGATGTAGTTACTCCGGCTCCTGCCCCCGTGGCGGCCCCTGCCCCTGCTCCTGCTGCTCCCGATTGGTCACAAGGTAATCAGGTTATCGACGGGTTGATGTACCAGCCAATCTATGATGACTTTGGCAGCTTGCAAGAAGTGCTTCGGTATCAGCCTGGGCAGATAGGTGCTGGGCAATCTTACGAGAGGCTTAACCCCACCACGCTTCAGGCATCAGGAACGGGGCAGTTCAAAGAAGTTGGGAATGCACTGGATCTTGCAAAGAGCGCTGCGATTGACCTAGCCCCACTTGCAACTTTTGCTCTCGGCGTAGGCCCGCTTGGCGGGATGCTTGGTGGGTCAATTGCAAGCGCTTTAGGTATCCCAGTCGCTGCCTCAGCGGGTGCTGCTGGTTTGAGCGCCGCACAGGTAGCCGCACTTGGCTCTGCAGTAGGTAATGCAGGCATTGGATTAGCGCAAGGCAAAGACATTGGTGATGTACTAGAAGGCGCAGCAAAAGCGGTATTGCCATCACTTATATCTACTGGGCTTAAACTCCCGGATTCTCAAATACCGGGCTTAAACGAAATTGTCGGTAACGCATTCCCAGACACTGTAAATGACTCTATTGTAAGAGGCGCACAAGATCTTGCTTCTGCTGCGGTCAAGTCCGTCGTTACGGGGCAAGATCTAGACGTTGTTAACGCCCTACTCCCATCCGTGGTTGGCGAGGTCACAGACGTTACAGGGTTACCAAAGCCTGTTGTGCAATTGGGCATTCAATCCTTGCTGGGCGGCGAACTAACGCCTGAGGGCATATTCAAAACTATCGTACAGAGCGCGCCAAAGATACCTTCAGGTATTAAGGCCGAAGATGAAGATACGTCCCCGGTAACGGACACGAGCCTGCCAGCGGAGATTGACACTGCTGAAAGCGATCAAGACTTTAGTGCGTTTTTCCCTGAGTTTGAAGCGCCGTTACTGACCGCACCTGCTGATCAGCGAGTTGAAGTTGTAGCTCCGCAAGCTCCGGTAGATGTAATGGACTACCTCGAAAGCCTGCAGCCGCAGCCTAATCCTGTGTCGCCCATTGAAGAGTTCAAATTCCAAGAAGCCAATGTGATGCTAGAGGGGCCTCAGCAGGTAGTCACAACGGCGGAAAAGGAAGCGGCACTGCCAGAAGTTCTTACGCAGCCAACGCCGCAAGATGTACAAGACTACATCCAAAGCGTCGTCAATGCTGAAGCGGCACTGCCTGTGGATCAGACGGTGACAACTACGGGCCAACTGTTACCAGAGCAGACGTTCTACGAATTGCCAGAAGCGCCGTCAATGCAGGATCTGTATCAACCTCCGGGCGTGATTGAGGGGCCGTCCAAAATTGAGGTGGCAGGCGCAAAGGAAAAGCCTTCGCTCTTCCCTGAATTTGATCAGCCACTGCTGACTGCGGAAGAACCCCGCTATGTAAACGTCACTGAAGGGGAAACCCAGAAGATTGATGTGACCGGTAAGAAATATGAACCGCCCATCATTCCGCTAGAGGACATTCCTGAGATCAAATATCCTGACATCTTGCCGCAGGAGCCCATCTACGAGCAGCCGCCTACACCGGCTCCGTCACCTGCACCTTCTCCGGCTCCGTCAACTGCACGGCCCCCTAGCCCTGCGCCCGCCCCTGCGGCACAATCACCACAGATGACTCCAGAGCTTGCAGCGTTTATTCAGGAATTGATGCGGACAGAAGAAGCGGATCTGGAAGCAATGACCATCGTGCGCCAAGCAGAGCGCGAAGAAAAGCGCAAAGGCGCTCGTGAAAAACTGAAGTCTAGAAAGGCTTGATCATGTCAGACTACGCTGAATGGGATTCCTCTGGCGACACCGCAGACTGGGATGTCCCGGGTGCCAATATTGACACCAACCCCGCTCTAGACTACTCCTCGCTTCTGCCCACATCAGATCCTCTGCCTGCTGGCAGCTATGACATTGACAAGGATCTTGCAAGTTGGACTGGCGGTGCAAAAGATATTCTTGGCACCTACAAGAAGCTCTTTGAGAAGATCAAGTCAGGCAATGCGGGGGCTACTGAATACGCCGCTGCCGCTGGCATTCTTGGCCTTTTGATGCCAAGTCTTAACCAGCCCAAGACCAAGGGCTGGAAGGGATCAATTGACTTAAATCGTCAGTTCACCCGCACGCCCATCGCTCAGCCTGCGTTTACACCGTATGCACAAAGCGCTGCCCCAGTCATGGGGCGACAGTTCTTTAACTCGACGTATGGTGCTGCGCCTGCTGCGGCACCTGTTGCTCCGCCGCCGACAACTGCTCCAACGGAGCCGGTTGCGCCTCCAAGTGATTATGCGCAAGCAAATCCAGGCATCACTGACCCGCAATATAAGGAGTCGGCTGGCGCTGCAGAAGGTGGTCTGATGGGCTATGCCCGTGGTGGCAAAGCAATGCCTCCTCGCTATCTGCGTGGTGAAACTGACGGTATGGAGGATAAGATTCCCAGCAACATTGATGGGGTTCAACCTGCCAAGCTCAGCCACGGTGAGTTTGTGATCCCTGCTGATGTGGTCTCTCACCTTGGGAATGGCAACTCTAACGCTGGAGCCAAGGTTCTGTACAAGATGATGGACCGCGTTCGTCAGGCCAGGACCGGCAACAAGAAGCAAGGTAAACAGATTAACCCGGAGAAATTTACACCGGGCGGCATTGCTGGCTATGCCGGTGGTGGTGCTGTTGCGTTCCAGACGGGTGGCAGCACTACTGCGCCGCTGGGTGCTTCTAGTGAGCAGAACATCTCTGAATGGGCTGGTCCCTATGTAGGCGACATGCTCAGCAAGACTGCTGCGTTGACCAACACGCCTTACCAAGCCTACCAGGGGCCACTTGTTGCTGGAACATCTCCGCTGCAGAGCAAGGTGTTTGGTGGCCTGGAAGGCTTGAGCTTCCCCGGCCAACTGGGTCAATCTTTTACGGCACAAGGTGCATATCAACTGCCCAGCATGACTTCTACGGGAGCCACCGGCCCAACAACAGGGCCTACTGGCATCGCGTCTCAGTACATGAATCCGTACCTAAACGCTGTGCTGACGCCTCAACTGGAAGAGCTTCGCCGTCAGTCTCAGATCACGCAGATGGGCACGGCTGGCAAACTAGCCCAGGCGGGTGCGTATGGCGGTTCTCGTCAGGCCATCATGGACGCCGAGACCCAGCGTAACCTGCTACAGGAGCAGAACAAGGCAATCGGCACTGGGTATTCCAACGCCTATGACAGGGCTATGGGGCAGTTCAACACTGAACAGCAACAAGCCAAAACTCTTGCAGACATGATGGAAGAGGCTGGTCAGAAGCAACGCGGCATCGAACAAGAAGGCATCACCGCAGTTCAGAAGCAGTACGAGACTGAGTTGCTTGATCCGTTTACAAAGCTGCGATTTCAGAAGGAAATGCTGCAAGGTCTGCCGGTTGCCACAGCTTCCACCACTGCCAATCAATCCACGATGGGGCAGCTTGGTTCCGGGTTTGAGAATATTGGCAAGCTGATGAAAGAACTCGGCCTTTCCTGAGGAATAGATATGTACGCAGCACAGCAATCCTCAATCGATCCAGCACTGGCCGCGCTGATGCAAACAGCGCAGATGGTGACGCCTGACAACACGCCGACCGTCGCGGCTCAGGTGGCACAGGCAGCTAAACAGAAGATGGCCCCTCAGGGCATCGCCCAAGGAATGCCTGAGGCTCAGGAAGACTTCCAAGCTGCTATGCCGTCCATGATGCGCAACATGCAACAGCAGCAGATGCAGCAGATGGTTAAACAGGCCATGCAGCCACAGCCTGCCGGGATTGAAGGTTTACCCGCACCCAACATGCAAAGCATGGCTGAAGGTGGAGTGGTGGGGTTTGCTGGTGACGGCGAATTTGGTTCTTCTGTGCCAGATCCGGCTGCCATAGCAATGGATGAGTCGCGGTCTGCCGAATTTCAACGCAAACGTCAAGAAGAGTACCAGCGGCAAAAAGCCGCCAACGCAGCGTACCGTGCAAACATAGCTCGTCAAAAACAAGAAGAACAGCAGCGTGCGCAAGTGGAATTTTTGGAACAGTCTCAAGCTGGTGGCGCAGCGGGTGAGGTTGCTGCAGCATTGCGCCGACAAATGGAACCACCGCAAGCGTCTTACAGCAATGAAAATCGCCGGGTCGCTGCACCCGCTCCGCAACCTGCTCCTAACTCACAGCCCCGGTCCCAACCAAGACCTCAAGCTGCACAACCGGCTGCCGGTATAGAGCAGTTGGTAGAGCCCAAGTTCCGTGGAGAGGGCGTACCAACTGCAGGCCAAGAAATCTTGAGGGAGACTGAAGAGTCAATTAAACGCAGGAGAGAAAACGAAGAGGCTCGTGCGGCAGCTAAAGCCAAGATGCCTGACCTGAATGAGCGCGGTATTGCTGCTCTGCAAAGGGCAGAGGCAGAGCGCAAACGGCTTGGTGAGGTTGACCGCTCAGATGATGAGCGCCGCCGCTGGGCGGGTGTGTTCCGTGGCTGGGGCGGTGACCGTGATGCGTATGACCGTATCCTCACTGGAATTGCTAACCGGGACAGCGCAGCCAACCAAGCTCAATTGCAGTTTGAACAAGCTCAGATTAAGCTGCAGCAAGCCCAACAAGCAGAGGCACTTGGTCAGTTTGACCGTAAAGATGCGCTTGAGAAGGAAGCTGCGGAAGCAATGTCTAAGGCACGCAAGAATTTCTTGGATGCTCAGCAAATTGCAGCCAACTTGGCTACAAGTCAGTTTGCCACTGAGGCCAATCTCTTCGGCACTAAGAGTAGTGCCCAGCAGCGTGAACTTGATCGTGTGCAGCAAGCCAAGATTGAAGGAGCAAAACTCCAGCAACAGGCTGAGCAAAACAATCAAATGAAACTTGCCAACCTAATTAACTCGGCAAACATTACTGTAAACAGCGCCATCGAAAAGATGGAGAAGACGCTTGCAAATAAGTATGGCGCGATGATTAACATCATCAACACCATGACACCTGAGATGCTGCAAAAGCAACCTCAGATGGCGGCGACATACGATGCTTATCTTAAGGATAAAGACGCTCTTTACAAGCAAACGGTTGAGCCTGCGGTTATGCAGAGAAATAGATTGGCCTCACAGGTCAGTGGCGCTCAAGATTTGTCAAAATGGGGTGAACCTACAGTCAAAAAAGGTGGTTAAACGCCATGCCGATCTACAGCATTCAAGGCCCTGATGGCACCATCTACGAGATTGAAGGCCCAGAGGGCGCTACCAAGGCTCAAGTTGTAGCGGCTGTTCAAGCAAAGATGCGGGCTCCTGAGCCCGCGTTGCAACCTCGACCCGTCATTGAGCCTCCCAAGAAAGAAGGTCTTGGTGCGGCGTTTGGCAAAGGGCTGGAGAGCTTGCTGGGATCTAGCCGCACTGCCATTGGCGCGTTTACAGGATCTCCTGAAGAAGCTGCCCTGGCTGCTCTGGAGAGGCAGAAGCAGTCTCCCTACGCCGACCAAGTCAGCTTAGAGAAGGTCTCAGAGGCCGCTAAACGAGGCCTGCTGCCCGCCGCTGGTGAGGTGGCTAGGCAGGTGCCCCTGGCTATCATGGAGCAGGCTCCGAACGTCCTGGCAACACTTGGTTCTGCAAAGGCTGGCTCTTTGCTTGGCGCAAAGCTGGGGACGGCTGTCGCGCCGGGAGTCGGTACAGCAATTGGCGGTATCGGTGGCGGCATCTTTGGTGCAATTGCACCGTCTTTGCTCCAGCAGTTTGGCGGGAATATCCAGCGTCAAGCCCAAGAGCAGCAAGCTCAAGGCAAGCCCATCGACATCAGCAGGACATCAGCAGGCTTGGCTGCTGTGCCCCAGGCAGGTCTTGATGTTGCTGCATCTCTGATCCCCTTGGGCAGGACGTTTGCTGGCAAAGTTCTAGGCCCGCAAGTTGAAGAACTGTTGAAACGCGGGGCAGTTGAAGGCGCAGAGCGTTTAGCTCGTGAGAGCCTGCCCACTGTGTTGGGCAAGGGTGCTGCGATCAGCATCGCTACTGAAGTCCCGACCGAAGTTATCCAGACCATGCTTGAGCGTTCTCAGGCTGGTCTTGCCCTGACCACCCCAGATGCTTTAGCTGAGTATGGCAATGTGGCCTACCAAGCTGGTCTGCTTGCGCCTATTGGTGCTGTGGGTCGTGTGGGTGAGCGTGCTGCAGCGCGGAATGAAGCTCTCCTGCCCGGTCAACGCCGTGGTGAGTCCGATATGGACTTCGCCAACCGGCTGAGTCAAGAGATCGGGAATGATCGTGCTTATGTTGCAATGCAACAAGCAGAGCAGGCAGAAGCGGCAAAGCGTCAAGCTGCGCTGGAAGAGATGAAAAAAGCCATCGGGGATGGCTTGCTAACGCCCGAAGTGATTAAACAGTGGGGCTTTGGGAAAGGCTCCATCTTTGATTCTCTGGTCAACAAGAACCTAAGCAATCCTGAAGATGCGTCCTTTGTGGCCGATGTCTTGTCCGCTTATCGGTCTAAGGCTCATCCCAATACGCAGGTCAAGATTGATGATGCGCTGGCTGGCATTGAGGCCATGTTTGGTGCCAAGCCAACCCCGCAAACTGAAGGAGCAGCAGATGTTGGAACGGCTATCACCGAACCAAGTGGAGCGGGCGTTCAAGTGGCTGGCGAGCCCAGTGCAGGAGCCGCCACCCCAAGACTTGGAGCCCCTGAACCAGCAGGAGTGGTTCCTCCTGTCGCGGATGTTGGACAACCTGCTGGAGGAGCAGAAGCAGCACCGCCTGCAGTAGCTGCGCCTGTTGTTGAGCCTGTCGCTGCAGAGCCAAAGACAGAAAAACAAAAGGTGCTCGACACGCTTGCATTCTTGAACTTGCAGAACACGCAAGCACAGCAAATATCCATCAGTGGTCTGACGGAAGACCAGAAGATCTCTTTTGAGGGCGACCCGCGTAGAGCAAAAGGAGGCGCAAAGGCTCTTCTTGATACCGTCAACGCGGCAATGGCTCTCAAGATCTCTCCTGCGGAGATCGTAGAAGCAGCCATGTCTCGGCTCAAGCCAGCAGAGGCTGCGCCAGTGACGGAGCCCGCTGCTGTTGCTCCGCCAGTAACCACGCCTGTTGCAACTGTTCAAACGCCTGAGACTGAAACGCAGGCCAAGGAGCAGCACGCGGTCCAAGGTCTGCCCATCATTGAGGCTCCGCTTGATCAACTGACGCTGTCCAAGGATGTGCCTCAGTTTAAGAGTGACGCGGACGAGAAGGGCGTTGTGGAGAAGCTGGGCGGCAAGTTTGACCGTACCGGTGTTGCTCCCATTCAAGTGTGGCGCAGGACTGATGGCCGGATGGAGGTCATCTCTGGCCGTCACCGTCTTGATCTTGCTCAGCGCAGTGGTGAAGCAACCATCCCTGCCCAGATTCATGACGAGGCCCAAGGCTTTGATGCCAAGCGGGCTGCAATGCTGGATGCAGAACTAAACATCCGCGACCAACAAGGCAAGGTTAAGGACTATGTCAACTACTTCGAAAACGCAGGAATCAGCCAAGCAGATGCCGACGCAAGAGGTCTTCTGGCGCGGCCTCCGGGGCGGCAAGGGTTCGCAATCGCAACCCAAGGAAGCCCAGACCTCATTGCCTCCCATCGTGCCAATGTCGTCAATGACGCAGAAGCCTTCGGCATCGCAAGCGCAGCCCCAGGCGATGCCCGCCTCCAAGCCTTAGGCATCAAAGCCGTCAGCGACGGCAAGAATGTAAACGGCGCTGTGAACATGATGAAGGCGGTCAAGGCATTGGCCGCTGAGCGTGGTGTCACCGAAGATGCTGGTGACCTCTTTGGCTTTGATGACAGCGCTATGCGCGAAGCTGAAGAGATGGCAAAGATTGCCTCTCGCAAGCAGTCCGAGGTGGCTAATCGCCTTTCTGCTATCTCCGGTGCCAGCAAGCGCCCGGAAGTTGCCAAGAAGGAAGGCATTGACATCAAAGATCCCGAGGCGTTGAAACGCAGGGAAAAGGAACTGCGTCAGCAGAAGGCATCCTGGGACAACTGGTCGAGCAGTTCAGAGTTGATTCACGAGATCAAGGCTGAGATGGTCAAGCCCTCGTTGGCTGAAGCTGCACCAGAAGCACTGCCCATCACGCCCGAGATACAGGAAAAGATTGATCAACTTGAGAAGGTTCTCAAGAAGATCATGAACAAGTTTGGCCTGAAGGATGTCGCTCTCAAGCTGATCGACAACATGAAGGCAGAAGGCGAGTACGCACAGAGCGTGGTTCGTCTGGCCCTGGATGCTGTAAACCCGGTTCAGGCCTTGAGGCATGAATCCATCCATGCTCTGAAAGAACTGGGCTTCTTCTCGCCCCAGCAATGGGCAGTGCTTGAGAAGCAGGCCAAGAGCAAGTGGATCGATCAGTACCTCAAGACCAAGAACATCAACAAGGAAGACCTAGAGGAGGGCCAAAAGTCCCGCTATGACGCATACATGGAGCTTTACAAGGGCGACATGGACGCGATCATTGAAGAGGCTATTGCGGACGCCTTTGGAGACTTTGATGTAAACAAGGCTCCTCCGGGCCTGATGCAAGCCATCCTGACCCGGCTGCGTAACTTCTTTGATGCGGTCAAGACTGCCTTTGGTGGCGAGGTAACCGCAGAGCAAGTGTTCCGCAAGGTTGAGAAGGGTGCGCTGAAGGCGGAAACCAAGGCAGAAGCTGCCCCGGCTAAACAAAGTTTGCGTGAAGTTCCTCTGTCCACTCGTGGGTTGATGGAAGTTCAGCCCATCGTAGCGATGCAAGAGCTTGGGCTTAAAACAGATGCTGTCCGCAAGCCGGGTGGCATTGAGTTGTTTAACGATGTCCGCTCCATCGCTCTTGCGCTTAACCAAGACACCATCCGAAACAAGGGAAAGATCGCCAAGACCGATACCTCATTGACCTCTGAAAAAGAACTTGCCAGGGCAATGGTTGATGAGATTGGCTACCAGCTAAAGGCAACTGCAGGGACTGGCACGGGCAAAGGTTGGTACTCGGACAACTATCCCAAGGCAGTTAAGAAGCTGGGCAAGTTGTTCCCAGAGCTTGAGACAGATCCATATGCAAGAACTGTTTTCTCTGCCTTGGTTGCCATTACCTCCAATGGAGAGAAGGTATCTCTCAACGTAAAGAACGCTATTAAGCTCTACGAAGACATTCGTATGGGCAAAGACCCGCGCAATATTGGGTCTCGTCGCAAAACTGCGCTAGACAACAACATCGCAGTTGTCCTGCAGTTAATGAAGCAATATGGTCCAACTGGAATGCGCAATGAGTTGTTGCGTGAGATTACAGTTAAGGACATGAACGCTATTCTGCGTTCACGCGGAGAAAAGCCCGACACCTCTTATCTTGCAGATACCAAAGTACCTGCTGCTGCCTTGTATTTCGGGCCAAAGCTGGGCGCATTCTTCTCCAATCTGGAAGGGGCAGAGGGCTATCTGACAATGGATATGTGGTGGACCCGGACGGTCAACCGCATGCGTGGGCAGTTGGAATCAAAGGCCACCGAGGCATCCATCAAGAAGTTTGCCGCGATGATGGGTAAGCCCAATGCCACCCGAGATGAAGTGGTGGCAGCAACCATTCCTCTGCGTAACAAGTACGAAGAGTTTGGCTGGCACACAGAACTAGAAGAGTTGGTGGGCCGCAAAGAGCCAGCAGAAGACAAGGACAAGCCAGCCTGGACCGCAAGGGCGAAGCGGCAAGCTGGCCCCGCATATGAGGCTCTTCTGTTTGAACACCGTCTTGAGAAGATGGCTAACACCATCTACAAGAACGAGTACGAGTTGCTGGAAGAGGCTCCGTTTACACCAAGCGACCGAGAGTTCATGTACCGAACGGCTAGGCGGACTCAGAGTTTGCTCAAGGCCGAAGGTGTCAACCTGTCACTAGCAGACATCCAGGCCGCTCTCTGGTACTACGAGAAGCGCCTGTATCAACATTTGAGTGGAAGGAAAGCAGATGACATCGGATACGACGAAGCCATCACCCAACTCGCAGGGGAAAGTACTCGACCCGCAGGACCCTCTGTGGTCTTCGCTGGACAACCTGTTTCTGGGGCTGGAGCCGCAGGAGCGGGCGCAGCAGTTGCTGGAGTTAGTGCGCAGCCTGCCCAGCCAAAGCCAAGCCTTCGCATAGTTGGTCAGCCTGCCACACGCGGTAATGTGGTTGCTGCAATGGAAAAAGCGCAGGAACTACAGCCGTACATAAATTGCCAGTTGTGCGTGCAAATAGCAACCGGGACTCCCAATTTGTTGAGGTTGCCAAAAGTTAAAACAGCGACAGTTGGCGATGTTTACACATTCAACGAACGCCAAGATATGGCGTCTCATTACGCTATCGATATTGGCGCTGGCGATGTAATTGAGGTGGAGGCCTGGGGGGAACCTGTCCGTGTCGTTCCGTTGGCTAATGTTGTTGCCGAGTACGATCAGCCAAGCTCTATTCGCCGCCCTCCTATGACGGCTTACAGCAAGCAGGCATTTGTAAAACCCAGCCTGCGCTCTACAGAGAAAGAAAAAGCCGCTCAGGATTGGATAAACAAAGTCTACGAGCCTCTGCCTCGCAACCCCATGAACCCTCGTCAACGTGTGATGATGTTTGGGGAAGAGGAAATGGCTTTGCTTGAGCTTGGTCCAAGTGGAGTTAACCCTGGCGCTGTTGAGATCAAATGGTTCCAGGCATATCCTCTTCGGTCTGGCGTCGGCACCAAGGCTATGCGAGAACTGCAGCAGATGGCTGCCGATGAAAACATTACGCTCGACCTATTTGCGTGGGACAAGGGAAATGTCAGCCAAGCCAAGCTGATCAAGTTCTACAAGTCAGTTGGATTTAAGTCCGCCCAGGGTCGTGGAAATATGATTTGGCAGCCTGACGGCGAAGTGACTCGCCGCAGTGAGCCAGATGGAGGAGTAAAGCCAAGCCTGCGTGATGCCTCTTGGACTCCAAAAAGAATTGATTTCCTCATTGAGGACCAGGGGTATACGGACGGCAAAACCAAAGGGTTTGCCGCCTTTATCGATCCCAAGGATTTCGTCCGCGCAACCACATCTAGCAAGGAACAGTACCAGAGCATCTTTGATGAGGCTGGCCCTCTGCGCGAAGAAGACTTGCGCAGGCCAACAGAGCCTCCGCGTTTATTCATAAGCGAAGATTGGAAAATCACGGGCCACGAGGGTCGGCATCGGATGGCGGCAATGGCTGCTTCTGGTGTGACTCGTGCTCCCGTTTTCCTTAAGCTACTTCGTGGAGAGCAGCGCTCTGAGCATGACTTCAAAACGCTTTCTGGACAGAAGTTTGATGATGGTGCTGGTTCATCAGTTGTAGTCTCAGACCTGACTCCGTTGAACTATGAAAACAGAGCCCTGCTTAATGAGCGTTTTGGTGGCGAAGCCAAGGTTAAGTACAGCCTTCGTGTAAACATCCCGGCAAGCGCACGCGCACGGGTTGTTGCCACCATTGCCTCCCGGCAAGAGAAGGGCTTTGTTGAACGCCTCATGGAGGCGATCTCTCCAACGTCCTACTCCGACTTCCGTGCCCAAGCTCTGAACCGTTACAACCAACTTGGTGTTTACGACAAGATCCGCGCCAAGAAGATGGGTGGTGCTGCGCTGCTTGCTGATTCCAGCGCTGAGTCTGCTGCCCTGCTGTCTGACCTGGGTGCTGGTCTAACCGCTTCCGCGCTGGGTGTGCATGATCGGATGGGGGGCATTCCTGTGTTCAGGAACGGCATCACCATCATCAGCAACCAGAACGGCACGATCAAAGGGCCAACCGCGATCTTTGCCCCGTTGGCTGCTGATCCGGCTCATTATCAGGACTATCAGTTCTGGGCTGGCGTGAAGCGTGGTTCGCGCTACATGCAAAACCCACAAGGCAAGTACGAAGAGAAACTGTTTACACCATCAGACGTCAAAGAGGCGGAAGTAATTCGCAAGGCATACCTCAAGGCGGGGATTGACTTTGAGGCCATGCAAAAGGAGTGGATCAAGTACAACGACGGTCTTGTTCAGTACATGGTCGATACCGGCGTGCTCTCAAAGGAGCGTGCTGACCTGTACCGTAAACACGCAGACTATCTGCCCTTCTATCGGCAGATGGACGGCAGAGAAACCATTGGCCCGAAGGTTTTTCAAGCTATTTCTGGTGTTAAGCCACCCAAGGCAGCTAAGGGTGGAGAGGCCTTAATTGATGACTTTTTGGAAAACATCGTCCGTAATACGCAAGCTGCTATCCAAGCTGGCGTTAAGAATGTCGCAGCCCAAAGAGCCGCCAAGGTGGCTATGGACATCGGCATGGCATCGCGGCTGGGCTTCAAGTCCTCCGCAGCCGGAACCTTTGATGTTCTGGAGAACGGTCAGGTTGTCACATACCAAGCCAAGGACGAGCTTTTCATCAACGCCATCAAGAGCCTTGGTATTCCTGACCTGCCGTTTATAGGACTGTTGTCTGGCCCCGCGAACTTGCTTCGCAATCTGGTAACCAAAGACCCAGGCTTCATGCTTGCCAACCTGATGCGTGACTCAATGTCTGCATGGGTTACCTCCGGCGTGAAGATGACCCCGATGGTAAACACCTTCACCAACTTTGGTGCTGCTATCGCAGGCAAAGACCCGGCCTTCCAAGCTCTGATGAACGCAGGCATCTTGGGCGGCTATGAGTTCTCACAGAACGTGGAGCAGAGCGGGCGTGAGTTCGGCAAGGCTCTGAGGAAGCAAGCCAAGATCAAGTCCACCGGGCTCAAGGGTGTAGCAGAGATGGGCGCTAAACCGTTTACATCTCTGTGGGATGCGCTGGAGAAAGGTTCCACTGCATCTGACGCAGCTACCCGGATGGAGGTCTACAAGCGCACGCTGGCCGAGACCAACAACGAAGCAGAAGCCCTGTTTAGAGCGCTTGAGGTGATGAACTTCAACCGTAAAGGATCTTCCGCCGTGGTAAGAATTCTTACTGCTGCGGTCCCGTTCTTAAACGCACGTATGCAGGGCCTGGATGTTCTGTACCGCGCAGCTTCGGGGCAGATGAACGCTCGTGATGCGGCGCAGATCCAGAAGCAGTTCTTTGTGCGCGGCGCAATGATTGCATCCTTGTCTGCCGCTTACTGGTTGCTGACTCATGACGATGAGGAATACAAGAAGCAGGAGCAGGAGACAAGAGACAACTACTGGCTTCTTCCTTCGCTGGGCGTCAAGATCCCGATCCCCTTTGAAATCGGTGTGCTGTTCAAGGTAATCCCTGAGCGCATCCTTGGGTACACATTTGGCAGCGACACGGGAGAAGACTTCTTGAAGTCGATGGCTCGTCAGTTGACCAGCACCCTTGCGTTTAATCCAATCCCGCAGGCGGTCATGCCTCTTGTGGAAACAACGACCAACTTCTCCTTCTTCACCATGCGCCCAATTGTTGGGCAGGGCCTGGAGGGGCTGCAACCTGCGTACCAAGTTGGGCCGGGTACGTCTCGTCTGGCAGAAGGCTTAGGAGAGATGACCAAGGGGATGGCAAAGGAGTTGCAAGTCTCCCCAATGAAGATCGATCAGTTGATCAGCGGGTACACCGGCACGATGGGCATGTATCTGATGAACCTGATGGATGCCGTTTACGACATGAACACGGACTCGCCCAAGCCTGCCAGAAGGTTTGAGCAGATGCCTCTGATCCGTCGCTTTGCAATTGATCCTGAGGCCCGTGGAAACGTCACTGCGTACTACGAACTCAAGAACTCGGTGGACTCCATCGTCCGCACCTCCAACATGCTTGAGAGGACGATGAACTACGAGGAGTTGCCCGGTTACCTGATGGACAACATGCGGATGTTGGCCTCCAAGGATTACATCCTTGATCTTGAGAAGACCATGAAGGAGTTCCGGGAGATGAAGATCCTGATCCGCTCAGCTTCTATGGATGCAGATGCCAAGAAGGACGCCATCCTGGCAATCGATCAGATGGAAAACCAATTGACATCCAACATCCAGTACATGAAGAAGCTGGCTAAGGGAGACTGAGCTTCTTGACCGTGTCATTGAGCACGGTCATCTCGTCCTTCTTGTAAACAGACCAGATCCTGGCCTGCCCGTGGATGCCGTTAAAGCTGCCTTGGTGGCAGTCCTTGCATAACGGTATGCAGAGATAGTGGAGCCCCTGCTTGATGTGGTGAGCATCAGAGGGGCCTCTTGCCTCACAGACCCCGCATGGGAGCGCTTTGATTCGAGCCAAGTGTTCCTTGTCTAAGGAGGTCAGGTTTTTGCTGTTCATCTGCAATCTCAATGAGTTTCTGGAGATAGTGCGCAGCTTTTTTAATATCAGTCACGCCGCCCTTGGACGGGTTCCCAATGGTGTTGAAACGCGCCAAATATCCAATGGCAGACCCCAGCAGGAAACCTTGAAATTGTTCTGGCGTCATCCACGCCTCCATGGCATCCCAAGGTTCCACGCCCAATTCTTTGTAGTGCGAGCCGCCAACCATATATTTATTCGCGCTCAAAATAGGGCCTCGCCTGCTTCTGTAGCCTGCGCATAAGCGGACTTACGCGGGGCAGTGTTTACAAAACATCTTCCGTCTTTGTAGCTGTAGAGAAACGGCCACTCGGGTCGCGCTTTTGTCCGTGTCTCCAGCCGCCTGTCTTCAGCACTATGACAGTCTCCACCGTCGAGAACTTGTGCAGGTTCGCACATCTGTAGCGACGGCGGCGCGATCCATCGGCCCTCAAAACTGACTCCAGAATTTCTGTCCATGTTCCGCACTCTGGGCATTTCACAATCCTCCTCTCCATTCAAAGACGCTACGTGCAGCGTCTGGTTTGGTTACTTTCATCCGCCTTCTGTACTTGTTACAGCGTTCACTCTCGGTGATCAGAGGTGGTTTGGGTGCATCCTTCTTTTTGCCCAGCGCGTAAACAGCGCGTAGGTACGTGCGGCCTATCCCCTCACGGGTCCATGAGTGGATGTAAACCTGCTTAGCCGCCACCTTCCTGCGCATAGCAGAGAGCACAGAGCCCACGTTCTGGTACGGCACATCGGGGAAGTACACAGCCACCTCACGCATGGTCAGCGGCCCGCAGGTCTGCAGAACTTCACGCACGGCGGAGTAGCTGAGTTTCACTCCTTACCCCCAAACGCAACTCTTGTCACGCCATACTGCTTGCCCGTGGACTTGGCGTTCTTCTGGTCAGCAAACGCGGTTGCTTCTTTGCGCGTTGCAAACGCAGCGACAGGCCACGGGTGCGTTATGGCGATAGGGCTGTAACTCCAACCCAAAACAACATACACGGACTTCATTTCTCCCCCTTCAGATACCGCTCAACCGCCCGAGCGAAGTGATGGTGGAACCCACTGTTCTGGTGCCACAGATCAGCGATGACCTCGTCGGTGAGGGTGCGGTCTGTCTGTTGCAACGCTGTGCGGAGGGAGTCAATTGCTTGCCATCGTTCAGGTCTGTTTGCCTTTTGCGTAAAGCCCCATTCGTCTGCCATGAACTCCAACGCCTCCAGCGCCTGACGCGCAGCGCTTCGCAGATCACTCATCTTCCACCTCCACAAAGTCTCCGTTAGGACACGGACCATGCCCGACCCACGGGCCGATCCACGTTTGCCATGTGCTGTCGGGATGCACAGGATTCATGTGCACGTTCCTTGCGCATTGTTTGCACTG